AGGGTCTTGAACGTCTATGAAGTCTGGAGTATACCTTATCCCCAATAGCTTTTTATTCCCCCTATCGTGTAGTATTTTTTTAGACTTAGTCTTCTCGTAAGATGCCATAGGAAAGTTGCACCCGTTGATGATAGTGAACGTCTTACCTTCATATTCGTTTTTAATCTTAGCCTTCTTGAGCGCTCTGTACATATACAGCTCTAGCTTGGAGGCAAACTCAATACCATCTTCCTTGACCTTAGTGGATCTAGTTATCTGTCTTCCTCCCTTTTTTCTTTTATATCTCATCCTCTGATTCTATTATAGATAATATATCCTCTATTAGCAGTATGTCTGTGTAAAACTGCAAGGCATCATTCTCGTCTTCGCCTATGTACTCTTCCCAGGTTCTGTCATCAGTACCCATAAGATCTCCTTTAGTGAAAACACTGTATTTCTTTAAGTTATTAATTCCGCACATATACAAGTGATCCTTAAGGTCTTCCCAGAATGTTGGGTACTCACACAAGCACATTACAGCTTCCCTGTCCGTGACCTCTAGCTTGTTGGCAAGCCAGTATACCTCTATGTCATTTATAGTTTCTATGAAGATGTCAAACTCACCCTTGATGATAACGTAGTAGTAGTACAATTCTTGTTCATCTAAGAATAAAGTTTCATTCAATATGGTGTAGGCTTTCACCGCCTCTGTTAGGCTTAGCTTTCTATTGAATACTATTCTCTTTGGATCTAACTTCATAGACTATTGATCCCTATTCCTTTAAGAGCTCCTCACTCTTCTTCCCAGAATCTGTTTGTATATCTTCCTTCAGCTGATCTACTGCTTTCTGGTATCCATCCGTACGTTTTAATGTCTCTAGCGTCCCAACCGAGAGGTCTTTTAGGTTGTGTAGCTGACCTATCACCGCCGTCATCTGACCCTCCAGGTTTTTTATTGATCTTTCCATTTGAATTAACCTGCTTTCTTTCATTTTTTGTGTTTATAATTTCACATTCACACTGACCTACATTGAGCCAGCAATCGCATATTTTAGTTTGCATTTAATATATATAACATATAGCCCAAGGTAACATTTATATTCACCAAAACCAAATTCCATTGTTTAGCTACAAAAACTTGAGGCATGGACAGTAACCCACCAATAATATATGTATATGCCCCTAGGAGGTCATAGGAGAGGATGTGAGGGCTTATTACTATAAAAGATGTACCCATATACCCTAGCCTATTAGAAAGTCTCTCTAAAGGGCTTAATTTGCGTTGCTTAACTGAGTATCTTAAGAATCTTTGGTACCACTTGAACTCACACTGCATGCAAGTCTTTTTGTCTTTTGTTTTATACCAACGGTCTGGAAGTCTTTTTTTACACTTGTTACATTTTTTCATTACCAGATATCTTGGTTCCCTGACAGTATGCGCACAACATAAATCAAGCACACAAAGCCACAAAGATAAACTATAAAGTTTATAAAATCTAGCATCTACCTACACTTTGTAATCTTCTTCTATTGAGTATAAAAATTCCCTCTCTTGCTTAGTCATATCGTATGCTCTTTCTATTAAGGATATAAGACTATTAATTTTCATATACACAGGTAAGTCTTCTGCTAAATCAACCAAGTATCTTTGAGGTATAAGTGGTTGAGGGTCCTGCGTTCTTTCGTATTTTAATACTTCATTCATAGATTGCTTGATAAAAGCTCTTGGGAGCTCTCCTTCTTTTTGTTTAGGAAAACAATTTTCATACTCCTCTCTCAGGTCTATAATTTCATCTAAAATTTTGTCTCTTCTTTCTTTGTAATAGTTTGAATCTTTCATAGTTTTAAATTAAAATAAATGTGTTAGTCTTGCCATTTGCCCGTGATCCTTTGAATGAATAAACCCTTCAACGGCTTTGGGCGCATGCTGATAACCTTTTCTATGGTGCCAGGAGTCAGTTCCAGATGGAGATCTAAGAGCCTCAACAGTGACCCCGATAAAGTCCTTAGACATCTTGTGGTGTATGTGATGTATGTATACATATTTATTTTTTGACGCAGACCAATCCTTACCAGCTTCCTGAGCCATAAGCAAAGGTAGATCTTGCATCTTAGCACCATCTCCATGCGTTGTTCCAATTAGGTTTGTATGATATCTATAATACTTCCTGTGTGCAATTGAAGTATCAAAGGTAATGTTCTCACAGTCCTTGTACCAGGAACTAATAGAGTCGGCTAAAAAGAATCCACTCTGGTAGTCGTGGTTTGATGGATTAAACATGAAGTGTACGTCTGCAACTTGAATTAGTGTATCCAAGACATCGACATAGAGTTTCTTTGCAATTAGGAAATTGTCATACCACATACCATCTGTATCCTGAGGAGTTCCACTGGTAGTGGTTCTCTTAGGAGTGTCGATATGCAGTATGTCATTTCCCGCAACAAAAACAATTTTTTCAATCTTAAACCCTGATGCCTTCTGTAATATCCCTTCAACTCCCTCTTTAACTCTCTTAACAGCTATTTGTGAGTTGTAGTCTTCTCCTGTTTCGAAAGAAGAGGCTAGCTTGCCAATATGCACATCAGCAGGATCAATAACAAGTAAACACCCATCAGGATCGTTTGTTCGTTCAATCTTTTCATAGCTAAACGTGTGTTTTTTGACAGCATCGATGTGGTCTTCAAGCATCTGATCAAACGTAGGACCGCTGTCTTTGTTTGGTTTAAATTGTATTGACCACTTCTTATCTTTTGACCACGCTATTCCTACGCTACTTATGTCAATACCTCTCTCTTCACAAGCACTCGCTAAAGCTGGTTGTTCTTCAGCTCGTGTGATTCTCTGTAGAACGGAAGAAACATATCTCCTAGTTGACTCTACTGTTCTTTCCTCTGGGTTTATACTTAAATCCTGATGAATGTGTTTAGCAATTTCAGTTGGACTTCTGTGTCCATCCTTGAAATATTTTTCTGCTAGGGATTTAATTTGTTCGTTTTGATTAATCATCTTCTTTGATTTGATTTTGAAGCCTATCCAGATCAACCTTCGTCTGAGCTATTGTAGTCTTGGTGTCGTTAAAATCAGGTCTGTATAGGGAGTCGATTATTCTGTCTACTGATAAATGTAGATTGTCTCTTAATCTCTCTATGAACCTAATTCTATGTGTCATACATCTGGATCCATATGCTGAAGAAGTGAATCTCCAATCTCCTTGTTAAAGGATTTTATAGCCCTATAAATAATTCTAGACTTCTTTTTAGTTTCTTTCTTGTCCTTCAGGCTTGACTCAACACCAAGCTGAGTGTAAAGCATTGTATCAAGTTCGAGCAAGGCATCCATCTTTTCTTTTTCACTTTTGGTTTTAAACCCTGTTATCTTTTCACAAAACGTATTAACATCTAATTCGTGAATATCGAACCTGCTCTGTTTTATTTTATTATATTCTCTGTTGTACAAGTTTAAAGCTTTCATTTATACAAATTTATTTATTATTATTGAAACTTATGTAATTTTTTTTTGATTTTTTTATCAAATCATCATCTGCCATTTTCATAAAGTAGTGCAAGTAAAGCTCATAAATCTTCCCTGAGAGCTGATGTTTCTTATATGTTAAAGGAGATTCTATGTTTTTTATTAGACCATTCCTATCAATCCTTATGTTTAACATATATTCATTATCCTTAGTCAGTTTTGGATATATAGTTATACCTTTTGATACACAGAAAGCCATTGCATTCTGATGAATGTGCTTTGTTACAAAGCTAGATGTTGGCTGTTTCTTAGGTCTTCCCATCAGAAAGTTTTTTTTGTATTTCTTTTTTATCTTCTGCGTTATCCGATAGCTTGAACACTTGAATCATCTCCCTTTTATACAGTCTAACTCCGACTGAAATCTCTAAAGGAGTAGCTTTTCTATGCTCTGAAAAAGTTACCGCATTGCTTACTAACTCACTCAATCGTCTTCTTAATGAAACCTTAGACGAAGTCAACACAAATTCCCCATCAGAGAATTGTAGTTTAATAACACCAACATTGTGCTTTTCGACATCATAATGGTAGTCAAAATAATTATTCAAATAATAGCAAGATGTTTTGCTGAGATGAGGAAATTCTTTAAACCAAGCTACTCTTTTCCAGGGAGCCACATAGGATGGAAATCTTTCGTGTGTAAATTCTTTCATAATTTTTATATTTAAAATGGTAGTTCATCATCTTCCACACCAAACGCTTTGTCTAGTGACATCTCTGGAACCCCTTCAACCTCCTCTTTATCAAACTCAAATGTAGTTGGGTCTTGATTCTTGGCATAATATCTTCCAGAGGCTGAGTCAAATCTAAACCTTTCAAGTGCGTTTATTTCCCCTTGAAACTTCATCTTTACCTTCTGAACAACCAACTCTACATCGTTGACATCTATACCCTCTTGGTCATTTGCAGTAAAGTGCCTATAGATAGTAAACCCATCGTGTGTTTGGTTTCTGAAGTCAGCAGATCCTGAACAGTCGTAAAGAGTTGGTAGTGCGTAATCATCATTGTCTTTCTTAATCATCTTTCTAGGATGTACCACTAAGAATATTATTACGTTGTTCATCTGTGCAAACATAGTCAGCTTGGTAAGTACATTCTTTATCTTACTTAACTCAGAATCATTTGACTTATCGTACTCTAGCTTATTGAAGGCATCAATAACAAATATATCTACCCCATAAATAAACATTTGCTCTTTAAACTTTTCAAGCAGCCAACTCCAAGTAGGAAACTCTCCATCATCTGGTGCGGTTATGTAAAGCCTTTCGTTAGCCCATTCAACGTATCTCTGAACCTCTTGCTTTGTAATCCTTTTTCTGTTATGGGTATCACCCCAAAAGTTTCTTCCATAAAACTTCTCAATAAACTGTGTCTGATGCAGTGCCATTGGACTGTGCTCTGGAGAAAAGAATGAAGCCTTCATGTTGTAGTCCCTCATAAGGTTCATAACATACCACTCCGTAAAGTTTGACTTACCATGTGATGGTATGCCTGTTGAAACAACAAGGTGTCCCCTCATTACGGAGAACACTTCCTTTAGTCTGCCAAAACATTTATGTTTAGGGAAAAGGGTCTCTGGAAGTCCGTTCTCGTAAAGATCATATATGCCTCCTGCTAAATCTTTAGCCGTGTATGTTCCTGATGCAGGATATCTTTTACCATTTAGAATTGATTCTTTTACTAGATCACTTCCACCCTTTAGTAGATCTCCATTAGCATCCTTGTCCCCAAAAAGAACACGAACACATCTGTATCTACCTAACCTCTGTGCTATCTTGTCAGCGACAATCTCTCCCTTTTCATCGTTGTCTGTGGCAATGTAAAACTTTTTTACGTCCTGCATATACTTCTCTGAGTTTATCCAAAAGTCATCATTGTCATTTGCGCCATTAGGAATGCTGATTGTATTCTTAAATCCACACTGATGCATTGCGAGTACATCAAACTCACCCTCAACAATAAAAACTTCCTCTTGACCAATGGCAGCATTGATGTTGTAGAATATTGATTTGGTCTGTGCCGTTTGTGTGAAGTGCTTACCACCAGATCTATACTTCTTCTTCACAAGGGTATCGCCCTCGAAGTAATTGAACACAATGTTGTTCATTTTCTTTTCTGCTTGTGGTTGATACTGAACCTCCTCCGTTACATTTAATTCCTTCAGAGTAGATTGGTGTATACCTCTTTCTTCACAGAACTTAACCATGCCATCAGACATCTCTGTGTAGTTCCTCCAGGTTTGCTCTGGAAGCTTGTACACCATGTCTTGTACTAATGGCTTATTGTCTTTGATGGATATAGCATCGCAGTGATGACACTTAGCAACACCCTTAGCTATATTAACGCTAAGGCATCTATCTGATTTATTCCTCCTCTCTGGAGTACACGCAGGGCATGTTGTCTTAATTTGCCCAGATGATTTACCCTTGAGGTTTATTTCATTCCATTCGATTGTCTTCATAAAGAGTTTTTTCTTCTAAGTTTAGGTCTTCCTGTTTGTCTGTCTACTTTGTACTTGTTGCAGTACCAATTTAAAAAGTGTGCAACGTATTCTTTAGTGCTCTTGACTGTATCAAGGGTCTGCTCAAGGTGATCATTGAACTCTAAATAGTATTTTTCTAGGTTGCCTTTAGACATTTGATACTTGTCCATCATGAAGGAAACATACTGTTCATTTTCCATGGCATCTTCAAAGTTTTGGGCAACGCCCTTATAATTTAAATAACCTTTTGTTGTATTGTTATTATTGTTATTATTGTTAGTTGTGTCCCTTTGTTGTGCTTTTGTTGTCCCTTTGTTGTCCCTTTGTTGTCCCTCCTCCTTGTTCATTTTCTGGTAATCATCATATTTTAGAATGGTTACGAGAGTATATTTGTTGTGCCCTTTTGTGATAATTTCACCAGTTTGCTTTAATTTTTTCAAAGAAGTAATGATTTGCTTCCTGGATAAATTTAGTTGATCTGATAGCTTATCTCCAGAGGTAATAAAGGACCCTCTCTTGATTGTTGTACCCATCCATTCTTTTTCTTTCCAGTTCGCCTTGATTAGGCAATGAATAAAAAGCCTCATCGTATTCGAATCAGTATACCACTCCCAATCCAAAATCTTTCTGTCTAAAGTTACAAAGGAGCTATGCATTCTTCAATAAATTTAATTATTCTTTTACTGTATCTATCAGGTATAAATCGCAATTGCATCTTAAAAGAAATCATTCTTTCCTTTCTATAAATTTCTCTTTCTATAAGCTTATAGTTTAAACCCTTTACTCTTAATAGTTCCTCTTCTAAAGTTTCCTCTATCTTATCAAAATTTCCAATAATTTTTAGTATATCCTTTCTTATTTGAATATATAAATATCGTAGGTAGGGATCAAAAAACTTCTTATCCTTAACAAAAATTTCCATCTGCCTACATGCATGCACGGCTGTTGCGTGATCTTTTTTAAACACTGTGCTAATATCAAGATATGGCAAGTCTGTAAATTCCCTTAAAACGTACATAACAAGTTGCCTCCTCTGGACAACAGGTCTACGTCTTGTTTTCATGTTATTAAATATATCGTGTGGTTTCATGTGTTTCTCACAGATAGCTATGATCGCATCTTTTCTGCGTAAATGCTTTATGTGTTGTCTCTCTATTTCTAGTTTCATAAATTGTGGAATTTAATAAGCCTGTAGGGGGATAGTTTGTATAGTAGTCCCCCATATAACAGGCTAATTGATTTAAATAAATTAAAAGGGTAGGTCGTCCGTTGCTTGCGCCATAGTTGAAGCTTGCTGTGGAGTCTGCGTACCGTTGTTAGGGTTATCTCTTGGAGGAAAAACCTTTCCGAGGTTGTATCTACTCTTTGTTTCTGGGTTGTATCCAGATAGAGACTTAGAACCATCGTCCCAAGTTGTTAGATCAAACCAAACGCTCTTACCATACTTGTCACTGTCGGTTACAGATTTTGGTGATTCCTTGATGAGTTTTCCTAACTCAGTTACGTTTAGAGCGATACGCTCTTTGTTTGTTGGCTGTGCCATAATAAAAAATTTAAGTTAATAATTGATTTAATTGATTGAGGTATTCTCTACAGAGAACAACTCGGTTATAGATTGCATCTATGTCGTCTTGGTTTCTTTCAACCACAAATTCTTTTATCCTGTGCTTAGGGTTTATATCCTTAAACTTATGAGAGTCCCAAACCTCTTGTTCGAGTTCATCTGGTAAGTCAATCATACCTAGCTTAGATCTAATCCTCTTCATCTCGTCGAAGATTAATTCATCAGGAGTATCAACAAGGCAGTAAACAAGCTTTGATTCCTCAAAATCTGTAAGAGCCATGTATCCTTGGAGTTGCCAATAGTAATCTTTTGCTGGAACTTCTTCATTAGTTAGGGGAAATGTTGTGTGATTCCAGGAGCACTTTATGTCTACCAAAGTGTCTGCAAAGAGGTCTGGCTCTCCAGTTATGTAGTCGTTGTTATACCTTTTTGTGTTCTTTACAACGTCTCTTGATATATGTCTACCATACATCTCAATGCCCTCTTCTTCAGCCATGATCCCTTTGTCTAGGTACTTTGACTGTATCACTCCAGACTTTCCGTATAACTCCTCTTTAAATATCTCGCCCAAGTAAGTTCTCGTGCCTACAGAAAGCAGGTCCTTCTTGTTCCTCGGATTCGTCATCAACTTACTGATGGACGAGCATCTAAAAAGGTGGTTATCAAATGAAATTGTTTTCATGCTTTTCTAATTTTTCTACTGTTAATTATGTAGTGTAAGGTGCCAGAGCTAGATATATTAAACCTCTCTTGTGTTTTTTTCCTAGACTTGCCACACTCAATGTAATAGCTATAAACTTCATCCGCATCATACTTTATGGTTTTCTTTGTTGCATTTAAAGCCCTTGCCATTCTTTCCTCAGCTGGGATATCTAAAGAATTATCTGAGTTTGAACCAATACATATGTTGTCGTATTTGTTGTTTAGTTTATCTCCATCTAAGTGACGAACAAGAACTCCTGCCTCATATATTTTTTCCTTGTACTTGCTGTATGCCACAAGCCTATGAGCTGTTAGTGTTTTGTTCTTTCCGTTGACAGATACTGTGCATTTTATGTAACCTTGTTTGTTTTTTGTTTGCACTAAAGTTCCTTTTGGAGTATACATTTGTCCGCTATTGTCCACAAAATACCCCCTTTTAGCGGACAACCTCTCAATTTCTGAGAAATTCATTTTGTTATGTGTTAGATTTTTCATTGCTCTTTTGTTTCTTATAGTCTGCCATTGTGATTGTATTAGTAAAAAAACCAAAATCATCTTCATGATCGTTTTCCATGTTTATATGATGTATCAAATCCTTAGCGTACTCTTTAGCGTCTATTGATCTGGTTTTCCTTGCCTCATACTTAATATAGTGAGCACTGGTAAACCCCCCTTCATGTGGTATGTAATAACAATCAAAATCATTCTCATCGAAATATAATCCTTCTACCTGAGATCTTAGTTTCGTAACAAGAGCATACCAGTTGTTTTTATGATAATAAACCTTAATCAATTCCAAGCCAGCGAGATTACAAGTAGTGTGATCTAGGTAGGTGTTGTTTGCTAAAAATCCTATCATAACTATTTTCTTTTAAAGTCCTCAGATTCATCTTCTCCAAAAACCCCTAGTTCATAGAACCCTGTGAGTTTTAGTACAGCACGAGACATTGCTCGTTTCTCTGCCATCTCCATAACATACCATGTGTTGCAGTTACCACTCTTATAGTCTCCCTTAAGGGCAGAACCAAAGGTTTGTATTGTAGTGTCTTGCTTTTCAGCATTTGCCTTCACAACCGCAAACTCTGGTTTGCATTCAATAACATCGTAATGTATCTTGATTTGTTCTACACCTTGTATCTTGTCGATACCTGCACGAGTAATGATTGTGTAGTGTTGGTGTTTAAATACCTCATCTGGAGTGAGGTCATACTTCTTGTATAGCTTCGCTATCTTCTCTCTGTTTGTTGCCATAATTTAGTTTTATTTGATTTAAATGTGTTACTTCTTTGTTTTTCAAGACATCTACTTTTTGTTTAAAAAAGTTATAAGTCTTTTCAGACAGCTCCTTA